AGCGAACCTACTATTTTACCACAATTCTATCAGTTTGTCCAGATAGTGTTTGGCTTTTTGTAAGTCTAACTTACCACCTTTCTCCTGAAAACGTGCCATGTACTTGATAACATTCCCTAAAATAAATCCCTTGAATTGCTCTTCTGTCATCCAACATTCCATAGCATCCCAAGGCTGTATCTCCTTGTTCGTGTAGTGAGCACCACCAAGCTGATAGTTCCTAGCTATCTCAGTCAGATCGCTCATCGCCTTTCCCCTTGTAGTAGATGCCTAGGTCAGCCTCTAGGTCAAACGCATAACCAAACTCACCCTCAAGGCACATAACAACGTCTTCAAGAATCTCACGCCATGTAACGTCGTAAGGATACTTGTTGTCTAACGAGACGCTCTTACCACAGTTACGAAACTCAAACGTCATGTATGCTTTGTCGTCTTCATCTTCAAAGACACTATCAAATCTACGACTCATCTTCTAAGTCCTCCATAAAGTAATCTAGCTTAGATTCTATCTTATCGTTAAAACGATCTACCAGTTCCTCTGAGGTGATCTCAAGCACCTCAAGTACACTGATCTCATCCTGTTGCTTTAAGCGGTCACACACGTCGATAAATGTTAGCATACTTCCGCTTCCTTAAGAAGGTCAGTAATGGTTTCGACAGTGTAGTACCTAAAACCATTCTTGTCAGCCCAGTCAGCCATCGTGAATTTAGTCCCATCTTTACGTCTCCTCGCTCTTGGCATTGGTGTGTCTGGGTGGTAAAACACAAACACAAGCTCTTGGAAGACTAGGCTACGACGAATGTCGACATACTTCCTAGCCTCCTCAGAGTCCCTGAAGCGGCCTTTGGCCTCGATCAGGAAGTCTCCTATTTCAAAGTCTGGCTCATACAGTTTCTCTTGCGTGTATGAGACAGTCCCAGTATGGTACTTGCAGTCCTTGAGCACACCTTGGTGTAACTCATACTCAAACCAACTGTCGTATCCCTTTGGGGGTTTACCCTTCTTCTTTGCCATTCGGTTTCTCCAAGGTAATTTCCGGAACATTCGGTTCATTCTCTACCTTGGTTAAAAACCTTATACCAGTAGAATAAGCAAATCCTCTTAAGTTGGGGTAGCAGTGGTGTTTGAAGTCGCAGTATGAGCATCCCGTGGCTAACTTTTCGTTTCCAGACTTGCCATCCGCTACTGGCGAGTTGCAGAAGTCTGGCGGCTCCGGTAGCTCGACTAGCTTTTTTACATGACGTACACGCTCAGCTATGTCGTAGTTGATTGACGAGTGCACAGGAGCCTGTGTGTCTTCCTCATCATACTCAAGGTAGCACAGGTGGCCGTTCTGCTTGTCAATCGCAATCCAACCGTACTTGGTGTCACCTTCGGAGTGTGCATAGGCTTTCAACTGTGCAACGTAACCGAAAGGATCATCGTAGGCTAGAGTAGCGTCCTTGAACTTCTTGAAGCCGAATGTCGAGGTAGACTTAACGTCAACCAGTCGACCATCAATACGGGCATCCATAGAGCCCTTGACACCTTCGACCTCGCACCGCTTCTGCTCATCTTCGACCTTGTGACCAGACAGACGAGTCAAGAACAGAATAAGTTCTTCAATCATATGTCCGTACATGAACTTGATGTAAGTGTGTGGCTTGAGTTCTTCCCGTTCGTACTGATTGTACGAGTACCAGAGTTGACGATCATCTTTACCAATCGCACTCAAACGTAAGCGACGAGTATCCTTGACTGCCGCAGGCTTGAACTCTTTCTTCATGAGGTCTTTCATGGCCTCACCAAAGCGATCAATCTCTGCATCGACATCGACTCCCTCCGGTACATCCCTAGAGGTCATCAGCGTGTAGATATCGTCTACTAGCGTTTGAATTGATTTATCCATTACTGTTCGTCCATCATACATTCATTGATTAAATCGTGGCCTAGAAGATTAGCCGCTACGTTACAACGCTTAGACTGCCACTCGTACCGCTTATCTAACGCACGAACAAAGTCCATTAGTTGTTGTACGTCCTCAGTGCCAATTGTGAGCTCTGACAAACGCTCCTCAAAGTCTTCTACTGTATAAATATTCTTAGCCATTCTACTCTCCTTAAGATGATAATATTATATCACACTAATGGGTCTCTGCCCAATTATTTCCAACTTTATATTCACCGTCCAGTGGGCACTTGAGGTCAAGGGCAACACCTGCCGCCTTGATGCACTCAACCATGAGCCAACCAACCTTGTCAGCTTGATCCTCAGGTGCCTCGATCTGATATTCATCGTGGATTGACCCCAAGAGTTTGTACGTCAGATTCCACTTGGGTGCATAGTCAGTGAAGATCTGTAATGCTTTCTTCATGACGACTGCCCCGGCAGACTGTAGCAGTGTGTTTAAGGCACTATGTTCACTTCTGATGTGTAAGCATCGCCCGTCGAGTCCACGGAGGTAGCCCCGTTGGGAGGCGACTGAGACTCGCTCTCTAAGCTCTGCAAGTGCGGGAGTATTGTCGAGAAAGCGTTGTCTAAGTCTCGCTCCAGTCCTCTGACTGCCATCCACAATAGAACCGATTTTTGCGTCCCCGGCTCCGTAGAGGAAGGCGTATATAAATGTCTTTGCCTGAGAGCGTGTAGACAGTCCTGCATTGCGCTGATTTGTTGTGTGAATGTCTCCGTTGAGGATTTCATTCGTATACTCCTTATCGTTCATGAATGAGGCAAGCATTCTAAGCTCAAGCCCGCTTGCATCGACACCAATTAGCTTGTGACCGTCAGGTACAATCCAACAGGCACGGCACTCGTAGCCATAGGGAGCACCGACAGCAGGCACTTGAGCCATGTTGGGCTTACTGTGCGTCATTCGTCCAGTGACCGCACCACAGGCGTTGACCTGTCCATGCACTCGACCGTCGTCCTCGATTGCGTCAAGCCACGATTGGACTTGGGCGATCCTCTTACCAACCATGAGATACTCCGCAATAAGCTGAGCCTCAGGTATATCAGTAACAGTCTCCAGTGTCTTCTCGTCAACAATAGCCTGACCAGTCTCAGTAAACTTCTCTGGCTTCCAACCAAAGAGCCGAAGATACCTCCCGATTTGCTGTCGTGAGCCTAGGTTGAACTCAGGCCAGTCAATACGACTGAACGTACCGTCTACTTGCGTCCACTTGTCGCCAAGGAATTTGAGTCCCACTGTAGAAAGCGTACCATCTTTCTTGTACTTAGGTACGATCTCTTTAACGAACGTAGGTAGCGGACGAAATTTTTCATGTACGGCTTCTTCAAGATCATTTTGTTTCTCCTGTAATTGTGCAACTAAGTCTGTTGCTTTGCGCTCATCTAGGAGCCACCCGTTAGTGATTTGACGAGCAATTGCACTCTGCACTGAGTGCTCAAGATCAACGCTAGCATCTCCAAACGGAGCAAGCTCTTGCTTGAGTGTCTGATACAGACATTCAGTAACCCTAACGTCTTGCTGACAATACTCCACCATATCAGGCGTAAGTGCAGTCCAATCATGATAGTCTCCTTTGGGAAACTTAAGTCTCTCACCCCATGCGGCAAGTGAGTGACCACCTTCCAACTGTGGATTGTATAAACGTGACATCACTAACGTGTCGGTAATCTTGCATTCTATCGACACATCTAACAACCGCTCAACCACTGGAATATCGTAACGGATAATATTGTGTCCGATTACCTCTGTTACGCCCTCCATTAGACACTCCCATGCCTGTTTGTCTGGCATCTCAAGTGTGAACATCTTGTCATCTTTGATGCCACAAATGCACCAGATGATAGATGGGTTGAGACCGTTGGTCTCAATGTCAAATACTAGCTGAGACAATTTCCACTCGCTCCATTGGAATCTGATAAAAGTATTCACCCTTGGCGATGTACTTGTTCGGTACCTCGACAGGAATCAAGTCGTCTATATCAGTGTCCCAGAATGTCACCGCAGTGTCAAGGCTCTTGTTCCAGATGAAGAACTTGGTCTTACCATCAAAGAACTTCTGCTTGCGCTGTGGCAACTGCACAGAGTCGTAAGGGAAGTCCTTACCGTCCCAGACAATCTTGACCTCACACTCGACGTTGTACTCACACTCGTCTAGTGGTGCAAAGGCAATCAAGTCCTGAGCATAGCGGTCAGGGTGTTCACATACGTCCATACCCTGAGTCTTAAGGTAGGATGTTGTGGCCTCACGGGCTTTCTTGTCGTATGCCTCATACAGAGACTTGTCGAATCGCTTACGTGCAGACATCAGAACTCCTCGATGTTGTTTGCTTCGTGGACTTCTGGCTTCTCACCACGCTCAAGTCGACCAGTCAGGCCGTTATAATACAACCACCCGGCTGATCCTGTGATGCCTGTGCGACGACACTTGACGACCTGCACCTGTGTGCTGTTCCGTGCATACTCGTCCTCTGCCATCTTGTCACGACTGAGTAGGATCGTGTTGAACGATATCTGGTTAATGGAACCAGAGCCCTTTAAGTCGTACTCGTTGACGTTGTGAGGATTCGTTAGGCTAGGCTTCCGCATATGGCTAACGACAATCACTGACACGTCAGTCTCTTTGGCGAGCTTGAGCAGTCGATCCATGAACTCGTCAATGGTCTCGTTGCTGTTGCTCGTCACGGCGGCCTGCAGTGGGTCAATGATAATCACGTCACAGCCATTGCCCTTGACCATCGCACGGAGCTTCAAGAACAACTCGTCGGCATCGACAGCACCACTGTGGTCGAGCAGTAGAATCCGCCCGTCTGTGATGATCTCTGACCGCAACTGGTCGTAGTCGATGTTCGTCCGATCCTCAAGCGACAGGTTGTGGCCTGTGTGGATCGTGAGTAAGTTCTCGACAGCCTCGCCGTTGGACGCCTCTAGGAACGCACAGCCAATCGTCTTACTGGTGTTCTTCCAGAAGTGATAGGCGATCTCGTTGACCATCGTGGTCTTACCGACAGACGTGAGTGCACCGATGACGGTGATCTCTCCTGCGGCAATGCCTCCGTTGAGCATTGAGTTCAGCATACCGAATGACTCAGGGAACGGAATGATCTCCTCAGTCCCACGCTTGATAAAGTCACCCCAAGCGTCCTCAAGGGTAATCACTCCAGTCATGCGGTAGGCTTTCGCCTCCCACCATTCAGCAGTGAATTGCCTGACCTTGTTCTCTTTGAGATAGTCTGAGGCGTCCTTGTAGGCTCCTAGCGTGACGATCTTAGCCTTGTTAGGGCTGAGTACCTGAGCGCACTTCTCTGCGGCTTCTTTGCCTGCGGCATCATTGTCGAAACAAATCACGACATTCTCAAAGCCCTCAAGCCACTCTAGGTTTTGCTTGAAGTCCTTGACTGCACCGCCTGCACCTTTGGACACAGAGACGACAGGGTAACGTGACCCTAGCATCTCGTAAGCGGCCAGAGCGTCTAGCTCACCCTCGACGACAGTCACGTATCGACCACCAGTCTTGAATAGCTGTTGACCGAATAAGGTGTTCTGTCGCATATCACCCCGGGTGCTGAACTCTTTGGTTTCGACTGTGCGAACCTTGGAGCCGATCAGCTTACCGTCTAGGTCATAGTACGGGTAGTATTGCTTGCAGTCGTCTGACGTTACGCCGTAGCGTTTCGCAGTGTCCAGAGAGATTCTCCGGTCTGTGATCGCCATAGGCGTTCCGTACAGTTCGACTGGCTTAGTGTAGCTCACTACATTGGTAGCTTCCACGTTGTCGACCTCCTTGAAGTGGGTTTGACAATTGAAACAATACCCATGACCATCAGAGTAAGTGGCGAGAGCATCAGAGCTCCCGCACTTGTCACACCCTTGATGGCCTAGGAACTCAGAAGTCTCCATCGTCCTCAAGACCTACCTCTCCTTTCTCGACAACACGAATGGCCTGCATATATGGTGTGCAACCGTGGACAGGGTGTGGATTGCCTAGGTTGTACTTGATGCGTACTTTATCGCCCCAACGTACAGAGCCCTTTGACACTGGCTCACCGTCGTTATCAATGACCGTGAAGTCCTCAAACTTTGTGGTGAACTTACGCTGTGGCTGATCTTTGTACGTCTTGATCTTGACGCCCTCAGCCTCCAAACGCTTGGCCTCTGGCTCATCAAGTGAGACGACAACAGAGTATTTCCCTGTTGATTGACCCATGTAAACCTCATGCTCTGTGAGATTGGCGAACGCTACTGTTCCATTTACTACTGACATTATCAGACCTCCTCAGGTTCTGGTGTGAATGTATCTAACATATTATACAGGTTCGTTAAGAACTCTGCATTGATGCCTGTTAGAGCGGCATCGTATTGCGGCTCAAGGTCGTACAGTGTGTCACTGACCCTGTTCCGTAATTCCATAATTATAACCTGTGTCGATACTTCGTTCAACATATTTCGATCTCCTTAAGATATCTTAGGTACTCCTTAAGCTCAACCTTAGATATCTTACGTTGTTTAATATTAGTTTTCTTAATCTTAGTCCTAAGATGTTTCCTAGGTCTGCTTAAGTAATACATAAGTATAGCCTATCACATTTCTTGATCGGTTACAATAGAGACGACATCATTAATTTTTAGGTCGTCCTCAAACTCAGCCTGTCGAATAACTGTAAGACAACCACCACAGAGGTCTAAAAACTCCCCTGTCTGTGGGTCTTTCCGTGTTGACTCTAGGTCGTTCAACTCTACGTCACAAGCTCTGCATCTCATTTCCATAATCCTCTAGTTAATTCATAACACCCGACAACAAATAATGATCCAATCAACAATTCAATCATCATGTCGCTCATACAGTACCCACGCTAAAAATGCTCCAAGCCCCATTGCGACAGTCCACCCAGTCAATATGACCATCATGTTAAATAAGTTCATCGTTTCCATGCTTTGATGGCCTCCTCTAGCCGACGATCATGTAAAGAGCCCGTAGGAGCCCTTGAGAGCTCCTGTGAGCGGCGTTTGTAATATTCTGATAGTGACCTATTACCCTCGTCAACATCGTTGATGTCGTGCCAGTCAAACTCCTCAGAGAGGAATTGACACCATCGACTAGCAGACTCGAAAGTCAGCCCGCCAGTCAGTAAGTCACGCTCCACTGGAGGTACTTTGTTCATATAATGCCTCGCCCTTGGCCTCGATTAGCTGTTGCTGTTGGTATTCTTCCCATGCATCGTCAGAGTTCGTCTGGTAAAGCTGTTCGTATAGCTCATGCCAGACTAACTCCGTGCACTGTTTATTCGTGACCGCATGGATCACCTCGTCAATCACCCACTGAAGCTGTGGGTCATACTGGTTCTCGTGGTCAGTCATTGTATAGAGCCTCATCCATCTCACTGTGTAAAATCTCATCATACAGGAACGCTTCCGTCACTGCTAGAGCATACGTAGGGCGTCCTGCGTGTGTTCCTGTGTCGTCAGTGTATGCGACTACATCAAAGTCTATGGCATACACAGGAGCCCTTAACGGATCAAAGGCTTCTGTGTAATCGTTCACCCTGATGTGGAGCGTCACGGGAGACCCGTCAACGCTCATTGTCTGGTAATCGTGGTCACTCATGCTACTGGTACTCCGTCAACATATGTGGTGTGATTCCGTGTGTATACGTCAACCCCAAGGGCTCTCAGGCGTGACTTGGTGGTATTCGTCGGCCAGTCAGCGAGCGTCTCTAGGTTCGGCTTGACGTGACCAGACCAACCCCAACCAGACGACTGCACCTCAACTGTGGCGATGTGGTGCCCGTGCAGGTATACGTGGCGTAAGCGTGTCTCAGGCTCAACCCTGACCATAGTGTTAGCTGATGACCAGTTCCGGCCCTGTGCTACAGCGTAGTTCATTTCTTTCTCAATCTTTCTCATGGTGCTTTCTCCTGTGTGTGCTACCCAGACGACCACTGACTGAAGGGCTTCCAGTCCTTTGTGGTCGTTTCGCCTAGTGCAACCTAGGCTCATCAGTGGGCTCAGTCCTCCGCCAAGTCAGCTTGCAACCTCAACAATGAGGCCATCGCCCGACGTGCTTGCAACTGCTGTCGCTCATCCATCTGTGGATACATGGCGTCCAATGACTCCATCATCTGTTGCAATTCCTGCTGTCGTTCACTCATGTTCGTTCTCCTGTTCAACTGAGGGCGACAATACAGCCGCCCGTTGTCATTGTCAAGCGACTACCGCAATGACAGCCGCATCATACCACTCAGGGTATGCATTGTATTTCTTGAGGATCTTGGCAATCTCCTGACTAGTGCCTTGATCGTCGTACAGGCTATTGCTCGATTCACAGTAGTAGTCGCCTGCGCTCATGCCTTTAGCCTCAACCCACTTCTCACAATTGATCTTGATGTCGCCCTCGTATTCCCAGTCGGTCATGACGACATCGCCCCAACCTGCCTTAGTGAGTGCATTGATGATCGCTGTCTGCTTACGTGTGTTCATATGTGTTACTCCTGTGTGTTTGCAACCCAGACACAGACTGTATGCCTGTGTTTCGCCTAGCGCAACCTAGGCTCATCAGTGGGCGATCAACTCGAGCTGATCCTCAGACATACTCTGAGGGCTGTTCCTCCGGTCAGACTGCACCCACCACAGACGCTGACTGCCTTCGGTCCCCCAGAAAGCCTCAATCTCGCCCTCATGGTAGAGCTTAAAGCCATCAGGGAACGACTCGACGAGCCACCGTACACGATCACCTTTGTTGAATGTTTTCATATGTAATACTCCTCTGTTGTGTATGTAGTGATATATGCAGACACTGTGCCAACTTTAGAAACCCCAAGCCAATCAACCACTTACGATTTACCATTAGACCTTAGTCTAGTTACTGTCGGTAACACTGTGACCACATCGGTAACACTGTAGTTACTAATGGTAACACAATCAGTACGACTTTGGTCTACCTGTGTGTGCTTGGGTGGTGCTTGAGGGATCTACTCAGGCACACACATGCACCACTTTTGACCACCTGTTGACGTCTAGTCGACATCATGCACCACTTCGGTGCACACCAATGCACCACTTTGGTGCGCCTGTGTGTAACCTGTGGACTGCCTGTGGATAACTTTATGCACAGCTTATGCACTGCCTGTGTGTAACCTGTGTGTTTCCTGTGGATAACTCCAGGGTACCCCCAAGTGACCCCCGGGGAGGGGCGGTGTTGCTAATAAATATATATGTGTACCCACTCAGGCACAATAAAAGGGCTATTTGAGAACTCAGGCACAATAAAAGGGCTATTTGAGAACACAAAACCCCTCTAAATATTAATGTAAATGCAAATCATTCGCATTAGCATTCGCAAGTAGTCATTTGTTTGATAATTATAATAAAAAAGTGATAAAAAGTACCCCTTAGGGGGTTGACAAAAGGTACAAGGGCGGGTACAATTGAACTATAAGAGGGAATCTTAAGTTATTTATCCTATAGGGGTTGACATTTAGTAATTTCTATGCTATAATATACCTATCTTAAGTAATAACGAGACAGCTTGAAGGTTTTCGTTAAGTAGTCTTCTTTGTAGTCTTGTTGTTTATACCATTCAGTACACTCGTGTGACACTTAAGTACCACTTAGGAGAATACTTATGTCGGATCAAGAACAACCAAAAAGTAAAACTACAGGTCGACCAAAAAAGAACCTAGTTCAGGCCAAAAAAGCAGGGTCTAGGGGTAAAGTTGGTCGCCCTAAAGGCGACGCCTCGATCATCAATGAATACAAAGCAAGGATGTTAGCGTCTCCTAAATCAAGAAAGGTTCTTGATAGTATTCTTGATGCGGCACTTAATGACGACCATAAAAACCAAGCGGCGGCTTGGAAGCTCTTAATGGACAGAATGTTACCAGTCTCATATTTTGAAAAAGAAAAGGCAGATGGTGGTCGTCCTTCAGTCTCAATTACCATAAGCGGGATTGGGGATGCTAAAGTAACTGAAGATGATATTATCGACGCTGAGGTGATTGAAGATGATAAATAAAGATGAACTGATAGAGATTGTCAAAGAAGACCTCGTTCGTCACGAAGGATACGTTGCTGAAATCTACTTATGTTCTGAAGGATACCCGACCTTTGGTATTGGTCATATGGTCACCGAAGATGATATGGAATACTCATGGCCTGTCGGCACACCAGTGACCGATGAGCGCATCCTAGATGTCTTCCATAAAGATTGTGACGTTGCCTACTCAGATGCCTGTGCTCTTGTCTTAAACTTTGCAGGGCAAGCTGTCGATGCACAACGTGTCTTAGTCAACATGGCCTTCAACCTTGGCCGTAATCGTCTAGGTCAGTTTAAAAATATGCTCAAGTACGTCAACGAAGGTAACTACCTAATGGCCGCCAATGAGATGATTGACTCTAAGTGGTACACTCAGGTAGGACGCCGTAGTAAAGAGCTTGTCGACATCATGAAGGATGCTAAGGCTTAATGTCGACTGAACTCAACGTCGAGCTTCTTCCTTGGCAACAAGATGTCTTTGGTGACAAGACTCGATTTAAGATTGTTGCCGCAGGTCGTCGTACTGGTAAGTCCAGACTAGCGGCTTGGCTACTCATTATTAACGCCTTACAGACTGAGCGAGGCCATGTCTTCTATGTCGCCCCCACTCAAGGGCAGGCTAGGGACATTATGTGGACAACTCTTCTTGAGCTTGGTAATCCCGTCATCAAGAGCTCCCACATTAACAACTTGCAAATCACTCTCATTAACGGTTGTACAATATCCCTCAAGGGTGCTGATAGACCAGAGACAATGCGTGGTGTATCCCTAAAGTTCCTAGTCATGGACGAATATGCGGATATGAAGCCTAGTGTCTGGGAACAGATTCTACGCCCTGCTCTAGCTGACCAGAAGGGCGATGCTATGTTCATCGGTACGCCTATGGGTCGTAATCACTTCTACGAACTGTATAGGTATGCTGAACTTGAAGACGACGATAGCTATAAGGCGTGGCATTTTACGTCTTACGACAACCCTCTACTCGACCCAGACGAAATTGATACAGCTAAAAAGTCCATGTCGAGCTATGCCTTCAGACAGGAGTTTCTGGCATCGTTTGAGGCATCAGGCAGTGAAGTCTTTAAAGAAGACTGGCTACAGTTTGATCCTGAAGAGCCTGATGTTGGTGATTACTATATTGCAGTCGACCTTGCGGGTTTTGCTGATGTGGAAAGTGCTACGAAGTCAAAAGCTAAAAAGCTTGACCAAACAGCTATTGCGATTGTTAAAGTAAGTGAGCACGGATGGTGGGTAGCAGATATCGTTCATGGTCGATGGGATATCAAGAAGACGGCCAAGAAGATATTCGACGCTGTAGACTTCTATCAACCAGTCGCAGTTGGTATAGAAAAAGGAGCCCTAAAGAATGCGGTACTGCCTTACCTTACCGACTTGATGAAGTCAGGTCAACGGTTCTTCAGGGTGGAGGAATTGACTCACGGCAACAAGAAAAAGACTGACCGGGTTGTCTGGTCTCTCCAAGGACGTTTTGAGCACGGCCAGATTACTCTGAATACAGGTGAATGGAACAATGAATTTATGGACGAACTGTTTCAATTTCCAAATGCCTTAGTCCATGATGACCTTGTGGATGCTTTAGCGTACATTGACCAGATTGCTAATGTCAGTTACTACGCAGAGTTTGAACAAGAAGAGTTAGACATTTTAGACCCAGTTGCAGGGTACTGATAGGTAGCGATAGGATACTGATATGGAATATGACGATTACGTAAACGAGCAGAACAACGCCGAAGGGTGGATCATGGCAAAGTGTGAGCAATGGCGTGACCATTACGACTCAAACTACCGTGAGAAGTTCGACGAGTATTATCGGTTATGGCGTGGTATCTGGGCTCCTGAAGACACACTACGTCACTCAGAGCGTTCTCGTTTAATCTCCCCTGCCCTTCAGCAGGCTGTAGAGTCTTCTGTCGCTGAGGTTGAAGAAGCAACCTTTGGCCGTGGGTCATTCTTTGACATCAAGGATGACGTACAAGACCAACAGAAGGGTGACATCTCTATTCTTAAGAAACAACTTGCAGAAGACTTCAGCAAGACTAAAGTCCGTAAGCAGGTTGCTGAGGCTATCCTCAATGCCGCTGTGTTCGGTACAGGTGTCGCTGAGCTAGTCCTTGATGAACAAATTGAGGCCGCTCCTGCAATTCGTCCTGTCATGGATGGTGCTATGCAGGCTGTCGGTGTGGAAAAGCGTGAGCGGTTTGTCGTTAAGGTCAAGCCTATTCTCCCACAGAACTTTTTGATTGATCCTGTTGCTACAAACATTGAAGATGCCCTAGGTGTCGCCATTGACGAGTTTGTACCTAAGCACCAAGTCGACATGATGATTAGCAAGGGTGTCTACCGTGATGTACAGATCGACACAACTTTTGATGATCTTGATCTTGAGCCAGACCAAGAGCTCACGATCTACCATGACGATAAGATTCGACTGACTAAATACTACGGTCTGATTCCTAAAGACCTATATGAAGAAGCAATCAAAGAAGAGTATGATGACGATGTAGACGTGTCTGATCTTGTCGAAGACTCTGAAGCGTCTAACAGTACAGAGTATGTCGAAGTCATGGCGGTGATTGCCAACGGCGGTACTCTTCTCAAGATTGAAGAGAATCCCTACATGATGGGTGATCGTCCTGTCGTAGCGTTCCCTTGGGATGTTGTCCCCGGTCGCTTCTGGGGCCGTGGTATCTGTGAGAAGGGTTATAACTCTCAGAAAGCCCTTGATACTGAACTACGTGCTCGTATTGACGCTCTAGCACTCACAGTGCACCCTATGCTTGCCGTAGACGCTTCACGCCTGCCACGGGGCTCTAAGTTTGAAGTACGTCCCGGTAAGGCTATCTTAACCAACGGTAACCCTGCTGAAATTTTACAGCCATTTAAGTTTGGTCAATTAGACCAAGTATCATTCGCACAGGCTAAAGACCTGATGACGATGGTACAGCAGGCTACAGGGGCTATTGATGCCGCAGGGATTCCGGGGTCGATTAACAGCGAAAGCACTGCCGCAGGTATTTCAATGGGCTTAGGGGCAATTATCAAGCGTCACAAGCGGACATTGATTAACTTTCAAGAGGCTTTCTTGGTTCCGATGATTGAGAAGTCTGCGTGGCGTTATATGCAGTTTGCTCCTGAGTTGTATCCAGTATCAGACTATAAGTTTGTACCAACATCATCTCTTGGTATTATTGCACGAGAGTATGAAGTCACACAACTTGTACAACTCCTACAGACTATGGACAAACAGTCACCAATGTACCCTCAGCTTCTTGAGGCAATCATTGACCACATGAATATCTCTAATCGTGAAGAACTCATTCAGTCTTTACGTAAGTCTTCACAGCCTGACCCACAGAAGCAACAAGCGGCACAGCAACAAGCACAGCTTCAGTCGGCTCAGCTACAAGCTCAGGTATCTGCCTTCAACGCTCAGGCGGCAGAAAGCAATGCCCGTGCTCAGAAGATTACAGCAGAGATTCCAATCGAGCAGTACGATGCTGAGACAGATCGTATTAAGGCTATCGCTACTAACCTAAAGGCAGGCGATGCCGACGACAAAGAATTTGAGAAACGAGCTAAGATTGCAGAGCTCTATCTCAAAGAGCAAGCACTTAACCAACAAGCATCACAACCAGAAGGAGTGACAAATGCTAACATCACGGGAATGGAACCACGTCGAGGAAATGATCGACAAGCGGGTCAAGGGACTGGAGAAGGAGCTTCAGACGCTCAAGCAAGAGCTCTCCAAGCCCTCCAGAGTCGTCAAGCAAACAATCAGTAAAAAGTCAACAGAAAACGCTTGACATTCTTAGATTATTATGTTATAATAACAAGTATACAATAACCAAAGAACCTAGAAGGGATAATTCTTTTGGATCAAGAACTACAAAGACAATACGATAATTACTTTGAGATGTTCTCTACAGAAGGTTGGAAACAGTTTGTAGAAGACTTAGAGGATATCTCAGACAACTTTCGTATTGAAGATATTAAAGATGGAGTTGATCTTGCGACTATCCAAGGTCAACTTAAAGTTTTAAAACAAATTCTGTACTTTGAAGACAGCATCCGTCGAACTCATGATGAACTCACAGGAGTGAATGATGATTAAGCGGTTTGACTTTAAATGTACGAATTGTCAACACACAGAAGAACAGTGGGTAGATTCTAATGATCTATACGCAACCTGTCCTGAGTGTGGCGACACCGCACAGCGGATAATCTCAAGTGTATCTTCACATTTCAAAGGTGTCGGATGGCCCGATGCTGATGATAAGTGGGCTAGGGATCACGAGAGAGCCGCTAGAAAATAATCACTTCCATAATGCTACGGCACGGAGTAATGAATGGCAAAATTTATAGATGAGCGGGAAGAAGAAATTCTCGATGAAGAAGTTTCTGAATTACCTGAAGAGGTAGAAGAAGAAACTGTAGAAGAACCTGAGCAGTCTGAAGATGGCCTCCCTGAGAAGTATCAGGGGAAAGACATTAAAGACATTGTACGTATGCACCAAGAGGCTGAGAAGCTCCTAGGTCGTCAATCGTCAGAGGTCGGGGAGCTACGTAAAGTCGTTGATGATTTCATCTCAACACAACTCTCTACACAAAAACAAGCCCACGACAGCACAGAGGTAGATGAAGTAGACTTCTACACAGACCCTCAGAAAGCTGTAGATTACGCAATTGCTAATCATCCTAAGATCAAAGAGGCTGAGACAGTTACTCAGCAGATGCGACAACAGGAAGCATTAGCAAGACTTCAGTCGGCCCATCCAGACTTTGCAACGATTGTCCAAGACAATAAGTTCTTAGATTGGGTAGGTAAGTCTAAAGTGCGTGTTAGTCTTCTACGTCAAGCAGACCAGTCTTATGACTTTGATTCTGCTGATGAGCTACTAAGCTTGTGGAAAGAACGGCAAGACTTTGTTAAAGAAACTGCCAAGACCGAAACAAGTGCTCGTAAAGAGACGATTAAGAAGGCATCTACAGGGGATACTAAGGGTTCTGCTGAAGCACCTAGTCGCAAAGTTTATCGTCGTGCTGACATCATTAAACTCATGCAAACAGACCCAGACCGCTATATGCAATTAGCTGAAGAAATTAGAAACGCTTATGCAGATGGTCGGGTTAGGTAACATTAAGGAACTATCATGGCTAAAGTAGCATATCCCGGAGGAGCCTCCTCCATCGTAAACAGCACCAATGCGGCAACGTTTATTCCAGAGTTGTGGTCTGACGAAATCGTAGCGGCGTACAAAAAGAACCTTGTATTGGCGAACCTCGTCAACAAGATGTCAATGGTTGGTAAGAAGGGTGACACTCTTCATATCCCTAAGCCTACTCGTGGTTCAGCCACTGCTAAAGCGGCTAACACTGCGGTAACTATCCAAGCTGACACAGAGTCAGAAGTACAGATTGCTATCGACAAGCACTTTGAATACTCACGTATGATTGAAGATATCGTAGGTGTTCAGGCTCTCGATTCAATGCGTCGCTTCTACACTGACGATGCAGGTTATGCATTGGCCCTTCAGTTAGACAACGACCTGTACAACCTTGGCTTGCGTTTCGGTGACGGTACAGAAACTGACGAGACTGATCCAGAGCACTGGGAGCACTCAAACGCTTACTACGTAGATGCGGCTAATGGTATTGCGGCTTACGCTGACGATACTATGGAAGACACTGACGTGTTTACTGACCTTGCTTTCCGTGAACTCATTAAGTTGATGGATGATGCAGACACGCCAATGGACGGACGTTTCATCGTCATTCCTCCTTCGGCTCGTCGTGACATCTTGGGCATTGACCGTTACAACTCTTCTGACTTCGTTACCACTGGTGGCGTCAACAACGGTCAGATCGGTTCACTGTACGGTGTAGACGTATACGTTTCTTCTAACGTACCTGTCATTGAGACTGCGGTTCAGAACACTGCAACTACTTCAACACAAGACACTCGTGGTGCTATCTTAGCACACCGTGACACAATGGTGTTGGCAGAGCAGATGAATGTTCGTACTCAAACTCAGTACAAGCAAGAATACCTTGCTGACTTGATGACTGCTGATACTCTGTACGGTGTACAAGTATTACGTCCTGAAACTGGATTCTTGTTAGCACTTCCGGGCTAATACCAGTTTGATGTTGGCCCCTTCGGGGGCCTTCGTCGTTACATTGTTCCCCACCAATACAGGAATGGAAAATGCCTACTCAAATCCTCATTAAAAAGTCTACTACAGCATCCGCTGTTCCCACTACTTCTGACATCACTACTGGTGAACTTGCTGTCAACACAGCAGACAAACGACTGTTTACCAACAACAGTGGGACTATTGTAGAACTAGGTATTAATCCTTCCTCTGTTACTACAGGAGCTATCACAGCTTCTTCAGGCACTGTCTCAGGCAACTGGAGCGTCTCTGGTACACTGACAGTAGCTACCCCTTCTAACGACACTGATGCGGCCTCTAAGGGCTATGTAGACACACAAGTGTCCAATCTTGTTGATGCTGCTCCCGGTGCTCTTGATACGTTGAATGAACTTGCGGCGGCCATTGGTGACGATGCAAACTTCTCAACAACCATTACAAATTCTCTAGCAACTAAACTAGGACTCTCTGGCGGTACTATGACCGGAGATATTGTTTTAGGTGCTAACAAAATTACTTCTACAGCAACACCGGCCACTGACGACACACTGACACGTAAGGGCTATGTAGACGCTATCCTGGGCTCTGCTACCTCAGCGGCTACATCAGCGGCTAATGCGGCTACCAGTGAGTCTAACGCCTCTACATCAGAAACAAATGCCGCTACATCAGCGAGTAATGCCTCCACATCAGAAACGAATGCGGCTACATCAGCAACATCAGCGAGCACTAGCGCAACAGCATCAGCGAACAGTGCAACAGCGGCGGCTACATCAGCCACTAATGCCGCTACCAGTGAGACTAATGCGGCGGCTAGTTTTGATAGCTTTGATGATCGTTACTTAGGAGCTAAATCTTCTGATCCTGCTGTAGACAACGATGGCGACGCTTTGATTACCGGAGCTATTTACTTTGACAGTACAAACAACGACTTTAAAGTGTACAACGGTAGTGCGTGGCAAGTCACTGCAGTAACAGCAGGAGACTTTTTACAAGTAACTAACAACCTGTCAGACCTAAATAACGCAGGTACGGCTAGAACAAATTTAGGTCTAGTCATTGGGACAGACGTACAAGCGTTCGACGCTGACATTGTAGCCAAGGACACTAACAACACATTTACTGCGGCACAGCGTGGATCGACTGATACAGACACCACAAACACTGGATCGGTCACACTCAACTTTGACACCAACCAGAACTTTGTACTCACGCTCACAGGGGCGGTGACACTGGCAAACCCCACTACTGAGGCAGTCGGACAGTCTGGCTTCATTGTGTTCATTCAGGACTCTACTGGCGGACGCACAGTGAGCCTAGGTACTGACTACGAAACAGCGGGTGGTGCAGGACTAACCTTGTCGACTGACGCAAGTGCGACTGATGTTGTGCCATACATTGTGGCGGCATCGGGTCGGATTCTTTTAGGCACACCACAACTGGCGTTTTCATAATGTTTGATAATAGTCAATTCTTCTCAGGTGGCGGTGACTTCTACAGCTTCCCGCTAGAGCAGAGTCTACGGTTTAACGATGATGATGGTGCGTACCTGAGTTGGACTCCTGACAGTGCAGGTAATCGTAAGACTTGGACATGGAGTGGTTGGGTTAAGCGTGGAAACATAAGTGAAGGTGTTTTATTTAGCGCAGGAACTTACGACGAAATAAGACTACGTAGTGATCACTCGCTTCAGCTTCAGGTCAGCAACAATAATGTATCTGCTCAGGCAATTATATCCAATGCTGTTCTGCGTGATCCATCTGCTTGGTATCACATTGTAATGGCTTGTGACATGACTCAAGCGACTGCCGCTGATCGGCTTGCGATGTACATTAATGGCGAGGAGATTACATCTTTCTCAACAGACCAGAGGTCATCAACTACTCAGAATCAATTGACAACTTTTGGCGGAACATATGCTCACCAATTAGGGCGTGACGAAAGCTCTGCTTATTTCGACGGCTACCTAGCCGATGTCCACTTCATTGACGGCCAAGCAAAAGACGCAGACGACTTTGGTGAAACTAAGAATGGCGTATGGGTTGCCAAGGACTACACAGGCACATACGGCACGAATGGTTTCCTGCTGACCTTTGAAGATGATACAGAGGTGGAAGCGTTCAACACCACACTCCATCGTGGAAACGGCGGAACACAGTCTGTCACCGGAACCGGATTCTCACCCGATTTGGTGTGGATAAAAGATCGTAATACTGCACGAGATTCAGTAATTTTTGATACGGTAAGAGGTGCGACAAATTACCTAAGAAGTGCATCCACAGGCGCAGAAGGCACTAGCTCAACGACATTACAATCTTTTGATTCGGACGGATTTACTGTCGGTAATAATGCGGCTAATAATAACTCAGGTGAAACCTACGTTGCATGGCAATGGGACGCAGGAGCTAACAACGCTGTCACTGGTCATTCGTCGGTCACATACACTGGCAACTCAACAGTAGGCCATAGAATCAGTGGCTTGCCATTCCGTCCCGATCTACTCTGGCTCAAGATTCGTACAGGGCAAACTGATAACCATGTCTTGCAAGATTCTGTCAGAGGGCCAACAAAACGTCTGTTTACCAATAACAGTAACGCAGAGTCTACTGGTTCAGAAGTTACGTCTTTTACTGACGACGGCTTTATCTTAGGAAGCACAGACGGTTCATCGAACTACACTGGGTTTACTTACGTTGGTTGGGCATGGGATGCAGGTGACGGTGATGCTGTAAGCAACACAGACGGGGATATTACCTCGACTGTGAAGTCTAATGGCGACTTCTCAATCATTTCGTACACTGGATCGGGCGGCTCAAATCACACGATTGGACACGGGCTAAGTGGCGAGCCGGATTGGCTGATAGTGAAAGACAGAGATTCAAACTCAGTCAACAATAACTGGAGTATTTGGCATCGAGGTCTAAGTTCAGATACGCACAATATATATTTTACGACTGGTGCTGAAGGCGATGTAACTGGCGGCGGATCACATGGTGGGATTGGTGATGTGACGACTACTACTTTCAAAGCAGTCGATGGAAGCGTAGACAATAAGACTGCAAATGAGTCAGGCGATAATTACATAGCGTATGCATGGCGGAATGTAACGGGCAAGCAGAAGTTTGGCTCATACACTGGGAATGGTGCTGGTGATGGGTCTAATGAAATTACTGTTGGTTTTCGTCCGGGCTTTGTGATGGTAAAGCGTACTGACAGCACTGGTGATTGGTGGATGTTTGACGCAAGTAGAGACTCATTCAATCCATTGAATAAAAGATTATTTGCAAATAAGAATAATACAGAAGATTTGAACACAATGTTTGAGTTTCATAATACGTCATTCAAGCTGAGGTCAGCAGATGCAGGTATCAACGCCAACGGTGGAACTTACATCTACGCCGCATTCGCAGGTAGCTACTCAGACTACATCACTGACTACAACACTGATGGTTCTATTGACAGCCGTGTGAAGGCTGATGATACCACTGGGTTTAGCGTTGTTAGTTATACGGGTAATAGCACTAGTGGTGCAACTGTTGGACACGGGCTATCAAGCGCACCCGATTGGATCGTAATAAAAAGCCGTACCGAAGCGAGAAATTGGGTTGTCTGGCATACCTCTTTAGCTAACACAAAATTCTTATACTTAAATACAACTGACTCTGAAGTTACTAAAACCAATTATTTTAACAGCACGAGTCCTTCTGCATCTGTTGTTACTTTAGGCAATGGTGCAGATACTAATAACAGTGGACAAGACTACATCGCCTACTGTTGGACAGCCACTACGGGCAGAAGTGCGTTTGGGTCTTATACTGGAAACGGTTCTGCGACAGGGCCGACTGTAACGACTGGGTTTAAACCTGCGTTTTTGATGATTAAGCGTACTGACTCAACGCATAATTGGTACATTTTTGATAGCACCAGAACTACTACCAATCCACAAGGTTATAATCTTATGGCAAACAGTAGTGCCGCTGAAGATGGGCCAAATAATATACCCTTGGATTTTTTATCAAACGGCTTTCAACCAAAAGGTAGTGGTGCAAGTCAAAACGCCTCTGGTGGCACATATATCTACGCCGCCTTTGCAGACACACGAGAAGCGGCCTTCTGGCTAGATCAGTCTGGTAATGACAATGATTGGCAACCAGTCAACCTAGACCACAATGATACTGTGGCAGATAGCCCGACTGATAACTTTGCTACGTTGAATCCTTTGAGTAGTTCATCATCAGTCACGCTGTCTGAAGGCAACTTAAAAGGCAACAGATCAACTGCCGATTGGGAATCTGCAATCTCTACGATTGGCATTAGCTCTGGTAAGTTTTATGCAGAAGTTACATGGAACTCTGGCACTTACCTGATTGTGGGTGCATCACCTGAGTCAGAGCTAGCTAGTATTGATAATCAGTATTACGGCTATAGCTCTGGTAGTTTCGGCTATGGGTGGGACGGCAAGAGACGTAACAATGCAAGTACAGCAACATATGGTGATGCTTTTGCAATCGGTGATGTGATTGGTATTGCTGTGGACATGGACAACGGGTACGTCTACTTCTCAAAGAATGGCGTATATCAAAACTCAGGCGATCCAAACAGCGGATCAAGCGGTACAGGTGGCTTAAACATTGGCACATCTGAAACCGTGTTTGTTGGTATGTCACTGTATAGCTCGACAGCAACGATCAATTTCGGCCAACAACCATTTGTGTACGGCCCACCGGAGTAGGACATGAGCGATTTCAAACCATTAAGCACAGCCAACCTACCCGATCCTGCGATTGATCCTGCACAGGGTAAGGAACCTGCGGATTACTTCAGCACATTAGCATACTCAGGCAATTCTACTGATGGCAGGACGCTAACAGGCGTGGGGTTCCAACCCGATTTTACTTGGCTGAAAATTAGAAGTTCTGCGGGTGGTCATCAATTACAAGATGCGGTTCGTGGTGCAAATAAATCTTTGGCATCAAACTCAACAGGAGCAGAAAACACGGATTATTCTTTGGGATACATTTCATCTTTTGCTTCCGATGGATTTGTCTTAGAAGAAGGCACTGATAGTGATGGATTCTTTGTCAATAATAAGTCAGGACAAACCTACGTTGCATGGAACTGGAAAGCCAACGGCTCTGGTGTATCCAACACAGACGGGTCGATAACGTCTACGGTGAGTGCGAATACAACGTCTGGG